AAACCTTTAATAAAATCTGGCTGGCAAGCTAGAGCTGTTATCAGTGTGAGGAGTGAAAGAGAATACAATCAAGTGCAACATTTTCTTGAACCGAATGATCTGATCATACAGTATGACAGAGAAGAAAGTCCTTGGAACATGTGGCATCACGAAATGGAGATCATATAACATGAGCAGATGTAAGATCATAATTCAGGACGAAGTGAATGTGAAAATAGACGGACTGGATGTGGACATCAGAAGAAAAATTGCCAACAAATTGAAATGGGCAGTGCCATATGCAAGATATCTACCACAATACAAATTGGGCAGATGGGATGGCAAAGTGGGATTCTTTGGATTGGGTGGCAATGGCTATGTGAACCATTTGGATGTGATCATACAATTGTTGAATGACTACGGCATAGAGATCGAAGAAATTGTGGACAACAGACACAAGGTTGATTTGAAATTCAACAAGATAGACAAGAATTTTTTTGCAGATAAGACTTGGCCCAAAGGGCACATCATGGAAGGTCAAAAAATTGAATTGAGAGATTATCAAGTGCAAGTGGTGAATAACTTTTTAGAAAACCCACAATCGTTACAAGAAGTGGCCACAGGAGCAGGCAAAACCATAATCACTGCTTGCTTGTCCAAATTGTGCGAGCCATTTGGTCGAACCATAGTGGTGGTGCCCAACAAAGGATTGGTCACACAGACCGAAGAAGACTACATCAACTGTGGATTGGATGTGGGAGTTTATTTTGGTGATAGAAAAGAACTGAATCACACACATACCATTTGCACTTGGCAATCATTGAATGTGTTGGACAAAAAAACCCAAGATGGTGATGCAGTGGTCACACTGGCTGAATTTTTAGAAGGGGTCAATACCATTATTATAGATGAAGTGCACCAAGCCAAAGCAGAAGTTTTAAAAAAACTGCTCACTCACAATTTAAGAAATGCTGCTATACGTTGGGGACTCACAGGCACCATTCCCAAAGAACAATTTGAATTTCAAGCCATACTGGCCAGCATTGGTCCTGTGATCAATCAAATATCTGCTAAAGAATTGCAAGACAAAGGAGTACTGTCACAGTGTCATGTGAACGTGGTACAACTGGTGGACACAGTGGTGCACAGAAACTATCAAGAAGAATTAAAATACTTAATGACTAATGAAGCAAGGATGAAGTTTCTATCTAAAATGTTAATGAGAATCAAAGAGTCTGGCAACACACTAATATTAGTGGATAGATTAGCAGCAGGTGAAATGTTGCAAAAATTAATACCAGATTCTGTGTTCATACAGGGAGAAATGAAACTGGCTGAACGCAAAGAAGAATATGATCAAATATCCAGTTCAACCAATAAAGTTTTAATTGCCACTTATGGTGTGGCCAGCGTGGGCATCAATATCCCAAGAATCTTTAATCTAGTTTTAATTGAACCTGGCAAGAGCTTTGTGAGAGTGATACAGAGTATTGGCAGAGGCATCCGTAAGGCACAAGACAAAGACTTTGTACAGATTTGGGACATCACGTCCAGCTGTAAATTTGCCAAAAGGCACTTAACCCAAAGGAAAAAGTTTTACAAAGAAGCAAACTATCCTTTCACAATGGAAAAAATGGAGTGGAATTAAAATTATGAGAATATTGACTGTGGACAACAAAACTTTTTTGCTGTCTAAAATGCCTGATCAAATTACTGAAGACATCAGCTTCAGTGTGCTGGACAACAGCAATCCCAAAGAACCTGATTTCTTTTTTATGCCTTTGATTTTTATAGAAAGTTTTTCAAGTCCAGCCATAGTTTTGGAAATAGGTGGACACGAAATCAGCATGCCTTTGGATTGGAGTGTGGCCGTGGGAGATTCAGAAAGTGGTTATGATCTGCAGATTATTCCTTTGACCAGTCTTAGCGACAGAGGTTTTGAAGCATTTTCGCTTAATCCTTTGACAGGATTTAGACCTGAATTCTTGAACATAAATGTGATTAATTTTTACAATGATGTTAAATGGTATTTTCCCAAGGTCAAAAACAATCAATTGATCACCACTCCTTTGACTGATTTGCCCAAATCCAAATGCGTGTTTTTTATCAAAGATGTGAGCCGGCAATGTGAAAGCATTGACCATTCACTGTTGTACTGATGACAAAAAAGAAAAAGAAAAGAATAGAACCAGATTCAATAATAGATCTGTTTCCTGTTGAAGAAGAGGAAGAAAGAGATCTATCTTGGATGATAGACGGAGTAATCGTTTCCGCTAACACAAACAACAAAAAAGGAAAGAAAAATGAAACTGATAAATGACATGTTCAAAAACACAGATAGAATATTGATTAGGAATCTAGTTATATTCCACACACTGATCATTGCTGTAAGCAATTATCTTGTGACCATAAGATTTAATTTATTTTCGGAAAAAATTAACATATTAGGATGGGAAACCAGTTTTCCATTGGCAGCAGCGGCTTTTACTTTTCCGTTGGTAGTGGTGGCCAGTGATCTCACCGTAAGAATGGTGGGCAAACAAACTGCGAGAGCAGTGGTGGCCTTGTCTATGATTCCTGCCATATTGGCTTCGGTGTTGGTGTTATGGATCTTGAAAGATCCGCATGCTATAAGAGTTGGCATTGCTTCAGGATCTGCCTACGCAGTGGGAACTATGTTGGATGTGTATGTGATGCAGTGGATCAGAGAAAAATGGACAGACAACTGGTGGTTGGCGCCGGCTATGAGCACTGTGGCAGCCAATGTGATTGACACCTATACATTTTTTTACACAGCATTCTATCCACAATCTTGGGTGCATGCAGTGGCATTCAACAACACATTGGTAAAAATTATTGTGGGATTTGCAGTGTTTCTACCAGCTTATGGAATGCTTTTGGTGTACTTACAGAACAAACTCAAAAGAAAATTGGTAGGCTGATGCAAATTCCTTTCAAATACAAAAAAGGCAAAACTTATGCTCATGAGTCACCAGATGGTGGCAACACTGTGTATGCACGGGCACATGGTTCCAATCAAAGACATTTGGTGTACAGAAGTGAAGATTCGCTCATTGAAGAAGACAGTCAGATGCGAGGTCAATATGTGAGTCCTGAAGCAGTTAGACTGTGCAGGCAAAACAAAGGCTTGCAGAAAGCATGGGAAAAGTATATAGTGTTGTTAAAACTATCAGGCTTCAACGATGAGTAAATTACCATTAAAAGATATCTTGGCAGCCATAGACATGAACGCTAAAAATGTTTGGGATGAGCTGTCTGATGAGGAACAAAAACAGGTAAGTTTCTTTTTGCTAAACAGATATGCCAGTGCTGTGAAAGGCAACAACACACAGAAAGAATTAGCCATATTCAAAACCAATGAATACTACAACAAAAATTTCTTTACCATACAGAAACATAAAAAATTGTTGTGGTATTTGTTGTGCATGACTGCCAATGAAAAGAAAGATATTAGATATCATGAATGGATAGGTTACAAATTAAAAGATGCGGGATCACAAAACAAAGCCATCAAGTTTTTGGAAAAACTATATCCCAACATGAAGGAAGATGAAATTGAGTTGCTGGCCAAAATCAACAGCAAAGAAGAATTAAAAGAGTTGGCTGAAGCTCACGGCATGGACAAAACAGAAATTAAGAAAACGCTATGATTGATAGACCATACACTTGTCAATACTGTCAAACCAGCTACACCAAAGAAAAAACACTGGCAGTGCATCTGTGTGAACAAAAACGCAGACATTTGCAAAAAGATGAACGCAGAGTGCAGTTGGGTTACATGACTTTTGTGAGGTTCTATCAAATATCACAAAAGCTGGATGGCACTAAAACCTATGAAGAATTTTGCAAGTCACCCTATTATAATGCTTTTGTTAAATTTGGATCATTTGTGTCCAATGTCAAACCCATGTATCCAGAAAATTACATTGACTATGTGATTAAAAGTGGAGTAAAATTAGATCATTGGTGCAGAGAAGAACTGTATGAAAAGTATGTGTTGGAGTTAATACTGAAAGAATCCATGGAGCCAGCAGTGGAAAGATCTATTAAGAACATGATGGAGTGGGCTGACAATCACAATGCTGAATGGAAGGACTATTTTAGATACGTGAGTTTACCAAGAGCAGTGTATGACATCAAAGATGGAAAAATTTCCCCTTGGTTGATACTCAACAGTGTCACAGGCAAAGACATGATGAGCAAGCTCAACAATGAACAATTGGGCATACTTTATCATGTGTTGAATCCCGAACATTGGTCCCTCAAATTTAAAAGACATCCAGCAGATGTGGAAATGATTAAGGAAATAATCAAAGAGGCTAAATTGTAAATGAAATCAAAAAAAGTAGAATATAAATCA